TTCACAGGCTATCAAAAAGTATAAGCCAAAGAAAAAAAAGTAATGGCTAAATTAAACGCATTACAGAAAATAGAATCACACGAAAAACTTTGTCGTATTATGCAGAAACTAACTCACGATAAAATTCATTCAATAGAAGAAAGAGTAAAAAGATTAGAGAAAATTTTACTAATCTCAACAGGCTCATTGATTAGTGCTATGGGCTATGTGATATTTACATTATTATCAAAATAAGGTACAAGTTATGCTTGTATGAAGAATAAAAGAATCCTTGTCATTTCTGATATGCACCTACCTTATCAACATAAGGATTCAATAACATTTTTAAAAGAAATTAAAAAAGAATTTAAACCAGATAGAATAATTAACATTGGCGATCTATTAGACTTTCATGCTATATCTATGCACGAACATAATCCTGATTTATATTCTGCTGGACATGAATTAGATAAGGCCAAAGAATACATACAACAATTAGAATCAATATTCCCAGAAGTTACAGAAGTTGATAGTAACCACTCTAGCTTAGTTTATAGACGAGCATTAAAATATGGAATGTCTAAACAATTCTTAAAACCTTATGGAGATTTTTTAGGTACTAGAAAATGGAAGTGGGTAGATGATTTAACTCTTACAATGTCTAATGGTCAAAGATGTTTCTTTACACATGGAAGAAGTGCAGATGTATTAAAAGTAAGTCAGGCTATGGGTATGTCAGCAGTTCAAGGCCATTATCATACAAAGTTTGTGATAAGCTATTGGGCAAATCCTGATAATCTATTCTTTGGAATGAATGTAGGTTGTTTAATTAATCAAAAGTCTATGGCCTTTAGCTATGCCAAGAACTTTAAGACTAGGTTTATTCTAGGTTGTGGAATTATATTAGAGGGAATACCAAGACTACTTCCAATGGTAATTAACAAAAAAGGCGATTGGATAGGTAAAATTGTCTAGGTTAAAGCCACACAGAGCCACAGAGAAAGCTACTGACAAGCAAATAGGTGGTACACACTACAAGCAATACAAGATACAGCCTATTGAGTTTATATTTGCAAATAAACTTGATTTCATACAAGGTAATATTATAAAATACGCACTCCGAAATAAAGCTGGAGAAAACCCAGATGAGAAGTGGAATAAGATAATTCATTACTGCGAACTAGCAAAAGAGTTGAAAAATAAAAAATAAAGAATATTAGGAGTTAATGAACTTCACTTATTTTATTTATTCTATTCTTGTGGTATATTGGACAACATTATTAATATTAACAAATAATACTTATTTATAATATGTGGCTAACTTTATTAAAAAATCCTCTAACAAAAATGGTAGTCAACAAAGCTGTTGACCATTTTAAACATAAAGCAGAAAAAGTTAAAACAATTAGAGAAGCTGAAATAGAAGCCTGTAAAGAGGTTGATGTTCAAAGAATTAAATCACAAGATAAAAGTTTTAAAGATGAGATATTATTAATTTGGCTTGTAGGAATGTTGACTACAGGATTTTTTGAAAGCACAAGAGATAACTTTAGAGCATGGGTAGAGATCATAAACGACTTACCTGATAGTGTATGGTATTTATTAATTATTGTATTCACAGCAACATTTTCAACTAAAATGACAGATAAGGTTTTAAACCGAAACAAAAAGAAGTAATATGTCCAAATGGACAAATTAAAAGTTGATGCAGTAATTACAGATTTAGAACTACAATTGGAAACAAGTAACAATCCTTATGGTAGTTATGTTAGCTTTACATTTATAGATACTTACCCATACTTTACAAAAGTTAATGAGATGGTCGAAGAAATTAAAAGACGAAGTGATGTTGATTTAATTAATTACGAATACACTTATAAAAAAATTCACAAAAATACAGATTTAAAATATTTTGATTTAATTAGAAACTAGGGCAGTTTACAACCAGTTAAGAAACTACCCTAATCTCAAACTAAAGCAATAAGAGAGAGAAAAAACTACTTTAGCTATCTTGGGTCAATTCAACGAGATAGTCGTTTATAAAAACTATCTTTATTCTTCCCAAAATTCTTTTTAACAAGTGGCCAACTCTCGCTGACCACTCTATCTACTAAACACATATATGGGGAGCAAATCAATATATCGTTAATAGAATTCATTAAACTTTACCTACTAAAGCTAAATCTCTTTTTAATTCAGATTGTTTAAGACTCACATACTTATCTAAATTATTATAATGGTATCTAGCTTTTATTAATTCTTCTTCTGCGTCAGCATAATTTTTTACAACTTCTTTATATTCTATATCTGTTCTGGCCTTATGTTCAGCCTCAATAACAGTTTTAGTATCTAGCTTGTATTTAAGAAAGAGTTTAGAGTAAGTTGCTTTACGACCCTCATCTAATACAATTACTTTCTTATGCCAATCAGCCCATCTTTCTGATGCTCTTTCTAGTTCTTCATAAGATTTAAAACTTAAACTCATATCAATATAACTCCTAATACAAAGCCTATTAAAAAAATTACATATTCTCGTCTATAATTTTCTTCTATTTTTTTCCAATCTTCTTTACTTTTTCCGAAAATAATCATGGGTATAATAACATCTCCTCAGCCTCTTGTTCTAATTGTTTTATTTGTTGTTTTAAACTATGGTTTTCTCTTTCTAAAGCATCTATCTTTTTGTTTAATCCTTTATTTTCTAAATACATAGCTTGTAATTCCTCGACCTTAAAAGCGAAATCTTTTTTAAGATTAAAGAAATCGCTAATAAGTTCTTCTTGAGTATTAGATAATTTAACCATAATTAAAATGGAATCTCATCGTCCATATCACTCATTTTTTCAACAGGCATAGCATTATCTGGTGCTGATGGTTGGGCTTGAGTCATTGGTTGAGGTGTATACTGAGGCATAGTTTGGCCTACAGGTTTAAACCCATCTACATTAGCTTGTGGCTTATATGGTTTAATCATAACCAAACAAAGTATCTGTTCAAGATTACCTTTAGCATATTGTGGTGGGTTTTGCATTTCCTGAGTCTTAGTCATATATTTTAAAACATAACCAGCTTTAGTATATTCTTGAACCTCAGGTGTGTTAAACCAATCATTGACTTGTGATAAACCATATTTTCTTTTGGTTAAGCTACAAGTAAATTTAACTTTACTTGCCTCGCCAGAATACTCATACTTTGGGCTTTGGTTTCCTGTAGGGAACAATCTCATTTGTAACCCACAAAAAGGTTTATCGAATTTAGTTTTTTCGTACATTTTGTTTTCCTTTTTTTAGTTGATTGTATTTTCGTACTGACTCATTAAACATTAACTCAGATTTATGACAACTTAGTAATCCAAGAAATGCTTTTAAGTGTTCCTTTTTGTATAAGACGTGTCTAGCCTCGAACTCTCCACTATCTTTAGGGAGTCTGACTATATACATCTTATTGATCTTCTTTCCTGTTTGTTCTTCATAGGCCAACTTATATCCATGTAATTGATGAACCATATTTAGAAACAAACCTTTAGAAGTTTTTATATCTATGAGCCAAAGGTTATTGTCAGAATCTTTAGCTATTAAATCTAAAGTGCCACAAAATCCTCTCTCAGAGTATAAAACCTTTTCAGACTCTACAACTTTTAACTTATGTTTTGTCCAAAATCTTTTAAACTTTTCAAAGCAACCTAATATTACAGGGTCGCTTGGGTCAGTAAATTTTTCTCCTTTAAGCCACATCTCGCAAAACTTATGAACCATAGAACCAATATTTAAAATATTATCTCCTGACTTTCTTGCATTAGCTTTAGCATTAGTAACTATCTTTTGTATCTGGTCGATTGGAATACCTTGATATTCCATTTCAGTTTTAATAGCATTTACTTGCTGACTTATTTTCCAATTCTCTAATGCTGGACTTGCCAACTTTCCAAGTAGCGTACTCATTCCAACTACATAATCATTGTTATGTATATAGACGTGCTTTTCTTCATTGAACTCAATCGTATGACCATGTTCTAGCTTATGTATTGCCATTATTCTCTCCCTTATATTGTTGTTTGTTTTTAGCTTTTGAAACACACACCCTATTATATTCTTCTATAAAGTGTTCTGTTTTAAAATTATTTTTCTTAATTATTCTATTCATGGCCTTGATGCGTTTATCTTGCCACGAAGTCTTGCTTGATCTGATATACATTCTCTCTCCTTTTTAAAAATGTTAAGTTCTTATCTTCTAATGGTTTAATAAAATAGTCAATAGATACATCTAAATATTCGCATAACTTTTTAGCCATATTTAAACTTATTCCATTTTGTCCTCTCTCATATTTTTGAATCTGTTGGAATGTCACATTTACAGCTTTAGATACCCTTGATTGGGTCTTACCTCTCATTAATCTAATCTTTCTAAGTTGTAGCCCTATAATGCAAGTAGCAACTTTAAGATTATCTTTTTCACTAATATTCCATTGTAGTGATAGTTCCTCGATTGATTTATTTACTTCTTCTATTGTTGTATTGGTTCTTTTATTGATTGGTAATATATTCATATTTTCTCCTAGTTAATTACCGAATGGCCACGATTTGTAAGGCAATTCTTTATTAGTTTTTTGTTAGTATATTCAGCTTTAGGCATAAGCCATAAAACACCTGGTCTTAGATACCAATTATGCACCACTTTATAAGACTCTACTAATTGATTAGTATTTTTTTTAGCAAGTTCTTCACATATAATGATGTCCGAAGTTAAATTTTCTGCTGTAGAATTATTAAAAGTTCCTGATCTTCCAGCTGTATCTATTATAGGTTTATACGAACACGCAGATAATAGGGTGCAAGAGATCGCTAGGGTAAGTATCGTTTTTTTCATATCTTTTTTATCCTCTCTATAAAGTTACTTGATGGTATTTAATTTGATGTAGTTTCCAAGCTGTAACTTTTTTCTTTTCCTTTAGTGCTAACAGTTTCTGCAACAAATCCTTTTCTTTCATTATGAACTTGTCGTACTGCATTTGCAACTTTGGAAGTTTCTTGTCCATTGGCTTTTTCCTTTAGTTGACTCACTTGATTAACCAAATGAGTATCTACAGGGTTAATCATCTTTATTTCTTCCTGTAAATTTTGTAACTCCTCTAATGTAGTTTGAGGATTAATTATTCTTTGTAGTTTTTTAGCAATCTCTTTACTAAAGTTTGAGTTAGTTGGTATTATCATTATAGATACTCCCATTTACCAGATTTATTTTTTTCTTTAACTTCTCCTTTATGTATTTTTATATCAGGTAAGTTATTAAAAGAATTTTGACTCCATTCTTTTACATATTTAAGTTGTTGTGCTTGAGACAACTTCAAAACCTTTTTTGGTAAAAAACATTTAGTAAAAG